CAAACGATAGTTGTATCATCAATCAGCTGAAGGAAATCCTTATCTGTTGACATAATTACCGCTTGTTCATCTTCCTTGAGAAGTGTGGTAGAGATATAAGCCATTATATCATCTGCTTCAACTCCATCGTAAATCATAGTTGTTAAAGGTAATCCATCTAACATTTCATTTAACCAAACGAATTGCCTTTTCATAGATTCTCTTTCATCCTCATCATTCATCATGCCTTTATAAGCACGATTTACTCTAAGTTTGTTAGAATCTCTTTGAGCTTTGTACCCACTAAACTTTTTCTTACGTGATGCTGAACCACCCTTACCATCGAACACTACAACAACACGACTCGGTTGAGTTTGTCTTATTGCGTAACCTATTGATTTTAATGCACCGGTTGCACCACCTGCATGGTCTCCATCTTCATTCATAGTTGGTATTGATGACCAACATCTGATGAATGTGTTTAACCCGTCAATAATTAATACACGAGAATTCTTGTGTCTATTGACATTTTGGGTTCTATCAGTTTCAACCGAATCTAAAATGTTCTTGTATAGTTCTTTCATTTATATAACTTCTTTTGTTGGAGGAAAATATTTCTCTAAGGCTGCTATTCTATCATCTGCATCTACTAACTTAATCAGAGCTTCCTCTGCGTTTTTGTAGAAATCTTCAGTAGAATGGTCACCAATCCCAACTGCCCTATTATCTAATAGGTCAAGAGATAAAAGTGCTTTAGCTTTATCAGCTTCAGCACTTTTTCTCAACATTGTAACTAATTTACTCATATTGAATTTGTTTTAATCACCGATTCCGGCACCTTTTGTATCTATTTCCATATTATCGATATCGAGAGTATCACCTTTATACTGTAAGATAGTTTCTTCACAAATCTTTTTGTAAATTTGTTCACGTAACTCTTCTTTTTCTCCCATCATTAATATGAAATCTTTGGATTGGAATTTAATTTCCTCTCCAGTTTCAGTATCAACATAAGTGTACCAAGCCCCAGCTTGTTTTACCATTTTATTATCTTTCATTACTCCTAACCACGAACCGTAGTTATCAATTCCTCTGTCAAAGAAGATTTCAAAATCAGCTGACCGTAATGGTGGTCCCATTCTGTTTTTTACTACTTGACAACGAACCTTCATTCCAACTGTCCTATCACCTCCATTTACCTTCATCTTGATTTGCCCCATATTCTTCAACCTTAATCGTACAGATGCATGGAAAGCTAAGGCTTTACCACCACTTGTAGTCCAAGGGTCTCCGAACATAGCGTTCATCTTTTGTCTAAGTTGGTTAGTGAATACCAATGAGATTTTCTGTCTACCAATCATATTGGTAATCTTTCTCATTGCTTTAGAGATAATAATAGCTTTATCGGTAGCGTATCCATCTTTTTCATAATCAGCTGCTAACTCCTTTGTTGTGGAGGCTGCTGCTACTGAATCTACTACTATTGTTACTATTTTATCTTTCGAAGTTTCTCTAACTTTCTCAATGATAGTTTCTGTGAAATCAAAGATTTGTTCAACCGAATCTGCGGTTACATAAAGAAGTTTAGAAACGTCAACACCGATTGCTTCTAAAAATTCTCTACTTACTGCAGTTTCTGTATCAATAAGAACAGCAACACCACCTTGCCTTTGTGTTTCAGCAAGGAGGTGGGCTGATACTAATGATTTTCCTGATTGTTCTAATCCTGTAATTTCAGTTATTCTACCAACAGGTAAACCACCATAAGGACGATTGGAAATTGCCACATCTAACATAGCACATCCAGTTGATACCCATCCATCTACATTTGTAGGTGCACTGTCATCATTAAGGAAAAATGCTACTTTTTGGTCTTTGGATTGTTTGTTCAGTTCACCCGCTAGGATGTCTGCCAAGTCCAGTTCTTTGTCTGCTTTCTTTTTCGCCATTTAATTTGGTTTAGTTGTTAAATAAATCGTCAAACGCTGCGGCCACATCATTAGTTTTTTGTGGAGCGTTGATTGCCGGTGCTGCTGCTGCAGGAGGAGCTGGTTGAGATGGTTTACTTTGTGATAAAGTAGACTGAGATACAGTTTCTTTTTCACCTTCACCACTTGGATTTAACCAACCTTCTAATACTGATTTTAATTCATCATAAGATAATTCAGAATATAAATCTGTAATTTCAGTTTGAGATTCCAAAAATCCTGCTACCTTAGCTTCATCTTCAGTTACAGCTGATGCCTTTGGTTTAACTCTAATAGTAGTAGTTGGATAACTCGTACCAGCTTCTTCAGCTGATTTATATTCGATTGTTAAATCTCTACCACTAGTTGGGTCTGTGATATCACCATAATCTGGGTCAGCAATATATCCAAGAATTTCTTGATATACAGTTTTACCGAATCCCCAAAAACGGACTCCTTCACCTTCTTCACCTCTAACAATAACAGGTACAAAAGTACGAAGTTTTGGCTCCATAGCTTTCGCTGCTTTCCAATCTTCTTTGTCACCCATTCTTTTTAGTTTATCCGCAAACTCTACAATAGGGTCTGGTCTACCAAATGATTGTGGTGATAAATAAGTTTTGTTGTTAATGTTGTAGTGGAAGTACAGTTCGATAAATGGATTATCCTTGTCGAATTGGTAAGGAACTATTCTCACTTGGTGTTTACCAGGAGTTGGTTTCCATAATGAATCTGATTTACGTTGTGTGTTTTGTAGTTTGTTCAGTCTACCTCTGATTGCGTTAATGTCTAAAGCCATCTTGTTTAAATTTAATTGTTAATTATTAATTGTTTTACGGTTTTATTTACGTGTCTATCCTACACGCGGTGTGTACATATAAATATAAGAATTACCGATTTTCTTACACTTTTTTTAATAAAGTTATTAACTATTTTGCCCATTTACCAGAAGAAACCAATTGTGCAATTATACCGTAAACTGATAAGTCTTGAAACGTATCTTCACACGATTCTCCGATGTTATCTTGTTTACCCAAAACTACTAATTGTTTCAACCTTTGGATTTTATCATTCATTCTAAACCACAAACCGGTCAAAGAAACTTTCTTTTCTTGTTCAGTTTCCAAATTAGAACCTACTGAAATATTATCTGGTCCATAGTTAGATTGTTTTAAACAAAACAATTCATATTGAGTGAACATTATTCTTTTGAATTCAGATGTCATCTCCGGCCATTGCTTTTCCATTTCTGCAACAACATCTGGATTATCATATGCAATAACCTCATCATATTCAGGTTGTTTCTTAATTAGTTGTTTTGTTTTTATTGCCATATTACTTTTATTTAGGTTAAACTTTCATTTGTTATACAAATATACGAAATTTATTTCATATATCCTAATCTTTTTAATTATTTTTGTTTCTATCCTTCAATGAAGGAATTAACGTTTCCCATAAATCATATGGAAGAGAAGATTTCATTGAATTACATTTATTACAAGAAACTACCAAGTTATCCATTGATGTTTCACCACCATGTGAATGTGGTATCATATGGTCACCAATTGCATTTTCTATTTGCAAATCAATTCCACAATATCCACAAGAAGAATCTTGTTCCATTAATTTACTTATCTTCTCATCTCTTGAGAATGTTCGTCTCGAATCAACTATAATTGGTTTTTGTATTTTACTGATTTCTCCAAGGATAACATCTGTTAGAGGGCCGATTTGGTCCATACCTTGGCTAATTCTCAATAATCTTCCGAAATCCAATGAATCATTTTCACCATTTGGTTTGGTATAAGTAATTATTTTATTTTTAGTTTTTAATACTGAAATTGCACTAAGGTAATTTTTTACAAATGATGCAGTATTAATTTTATAACCACTATCCATGTAGTGTTTAACCATATAAAATAAAAGTAACAAAGGTCTACCTTTTATTTCACTTGGTTGAGTATAATTACAAACACACTTATCTACTTGAGATAGTATCTTATTGAAATAATTTTCATGTTTAATCGTACCCTCTTCAAAGAATTTATTGTAAAGTTTATTAAGTTGAGTTTGGTTTATTTGCCATGCATCTCCTTGATGTAACATATTATACCAGTGTGCTACTACTTCTTCCAATGCTCTACCTCTAGGTGATACATTTACATAAGAGAACTTACTCTCTTGCATTTTAAACATCTTTAGTTTAGGTGATAACTCATTTAACTTACTGCCCTTTTCAGGTATTCCATCTACAATCCCTTGAATATAAGCTGCTCCAGCTGATATCTGTGCTGACCTCTTATCTTGTTGAGATAATGGTGTTCCGTTATTGATTAATAAAAATCGTTTATGTAATTCTTCTTGAGTTAAATTATTACCTGATAATAATAATATTTGTTGATTATATATCTTATCTTGAAGTTTCATTGGTAATTCACTAAAACACATACCACTATATTGAGAATACTCATCACCAAGTTTCAATAAGTCGGATGGTAGTTTTACCATATCACTTATGATTGCGTAAAATGTCTTGTATCGTTGTTGTCCATCTTCAATCCAAATAATATTAGTTTTAGTATCAATGTGTATTTCAAAATTTGGAAATGGTACACCCATTATTAAGGAAACGAATACCTTTCGCTGCCATTCATGTCCAAGTCCACCTGCTTTATCAGTATATAGGTACTTCCGTTGTCTTGAGTGATTGATTTGAAATGTTCTTTGTCTTTTAACCAATTCGGTTAGTGAAGTTTGATACAGGTCCCAATTAGGCCCGAAATCGATGTCTTTAATTTTTTGTAAAAAATTCATTCTTTGTTATTATTAAAATTATAAAGGTTATATTAAAAGTAAATACCTTCTAAGCCGCCAGTGCGTGATTGGTTTTACTACCCTTCATTTTTGACTATTCTCTATTCCAACGCTTTCATTTACAGAATGGTTGTCAACCCACAGCGTTTATTTATACAAATATACGAAAAGATTTTCATATATCCTAATTTAATTTAATTTATTTTATCTTTACTCATAAATTCTCTTAATTATATAGTTGTAAAGAACACCTGTATCTTCATCCTCATCTACTTCATTTTCTATTACTTTTAAATAATGTGGAAGTAATTGTTGTAATTCTGTGAGTTCAACTGAGCTCCAATATCCAAAACGAATAGATATTGCTTCTTTTTCATTAACATCACCTACTTCGAAATCATCCGAACCATACCACTCTTCTATATTTTTTAATATTCTAAAATCTATTCTCATGCTGCTTCTTTTCTAATTAAGTTTAACAACACTTCAGTATCCAATACTACTGGTTTGATAAACTCAACATCGTGTTCTAAGTAAGAATACTTATTATGTTCATCAGACTGAGCTGATACTATCTCCATAAGATGTTTTACTAAATCATTTGAATACATCACCACATCCGAATCTATTACGATTTGGAATTCCTGTCCACCTTTTGGTTTCCAATAAGGAATATCCGTATCTGAATAGTTTTCGTGATACTGAGCCATTACTTTTACTGTACAATTCATATTTTAAGTTTTAAAGGTTTATTCGTAGCTATTACTTAACTAATTTAGTTAATGAAACTAATGAACCATTACTCCACTTATGAGGAACTCCCCCTACCATCACATACTTAGATGATGTTGGATTATGTCTCAACCCATTTGCTGGATTATTCATTGCTCTTGATACTGATTGTTGGTACTCTACTGAAGAAATTGATTTTGTAATTTTCATGTTTTAAGGTTTTTTAAAGGTTAATGTAGTTGGGGTGGTTTCTCTCCCTCTCTCCAAACTACATAGTAAATATACGAAAAAGAATTGGATTACACAAGCTTTTTCTTACTTATTTTAATTAAATAATATCCAATTCTTTTCTTCTCCATACGCTTGAACTTCATATGGATGATTTGCATAATCATATCCCATATCATAATATCTTTTAAACCAAGAAGGAGATTGTAAGTAATGTTGGTATTCGTGAACTAAGGTCTGAATGATGTGTTCTCTACTCTTCATATTAGGATAGTAGATAACAATACTATTATCGGTTCTAGAACCGATAATAGTATTGTTA